CAAACTATAAGAAAGCATATAAGCTTGGTTATGATGGTGGATCTGATAAAAACCCTCATAAGTCTGGAACACTTGCTGCAGCTATTTGGGATGATCAATATGCAACTGGAGCATTCGACGCATAAAATTTATGAAATTAATTACAGAGCATATTGAATCGGTACAATATATTACCGAAGCAAACGACAAAGGTGAAAAAAATGTTTTCATCGAAGGCGTTTTTATGCAAGCGGAGCAAGAAAACCGCAATAAAAGAATTTATCCTAAAAACGTATTGGCTGAAGCAACTGCTAAATACGTTAAGGAACAAGTTAAAAGTGGTCGAGCTGTTGGTGAATTAAATCATCCAGATGGTCCACAAATTAATCTTGATAAAGTTTCACACCGTATTACTGACCTTAAATGGGAAGGTAATGATGTTGTTGGAAAAGCGCTAATCCTTGACACACCAATGGGTAAAATTGTGAAAGGTCTCGTTGAAGGTGGAGTTAAGCTTGGCGTTTCAAGTCGTGGTATGGGTACTGTTGAGAGAAGGGAAAATAAAACGTATGTAAAGGATGATTTCATTCTAAATACGATTGATATTGTTCAAGATCCCTCTGCACCGTCTGCCTTCGTTGAAGGTATTATGGAAGGTGTAGAATGGGTTTGGGATAATGGCCTTCTAAAGCCTCAACAAATTGAAGAATATGAGACAGAGATCAGAAAAGTATCTTCAAGTCGTCTCTCTGAGGCACAAGAAAATATTTGGCAGGATTTCCTCTCCAAACTCTAATCTATAAAGAAAGTAAATATATGTCAGAAGATATTATTGAAGACATCACTGAAGAAGCTTTGCTTGAGGATCAGGAGCTTGTGCAGGATACTGCCGAAGAAGTGACTGAAGCACAAAGCTATTCTGATGCAATTAGAAGCGTTCTTTTAGGAGAATCTAAAGCGTCCAAGAAAGAAGAATCCGATGATGAAGAGGAGGAAGAAGACGAAGACGAAGAAGAGGAAATGGAAGAAGGTTATAAAAAGAAAACTGAATCTGAAGATGAAGACGAAGAGTCTGAAGACGAAGAGGAAGAAGAAGAAATGGAAGAAGGCTACATGAAAGCTTCTAAGTCCAAGGAAGAAGAATCCGATGAAGAGGAGGAAGAAGACGAAGACGAAGAAGAGGAAATGGAAGAAGCTAAACAACCTACCGCAACCGGCGATGCCGAAGATGCAGTTATTGTTAAAGATGGAGAAGCTGAAGCTGATGCTACTGCTTCTGAAATCAAGAAAACATCCAAATCCGGTGGTAAACAACCTGCAGCCGTAGGTGATGCTAAAAAGGTAAGACAGCCAACTGAAGTAGATTCTGTTAAATCTGTTGACGCAGCTACTAAAGTAAAAGTAGCAGAAGATCTTGATCTTCTTATTTCTGCTGAAGCAAATTTAACCGAAGATTTCAAATCAAAAGCATCGGTATTGTTCGAAGCTGCTGTATCTCAAAAGATTGTTTCTGAGAAACAGCGTCTACAAGAAGAATATCAAGAAAACCTCGTTGAAGAAGTTACTGAAATTAGAGAAGGACTTATCGCTAAGATCGATGATTATCTTAATTATGTCGTTGAGTCTTGGGTTGAGGAAAATCAAGTTGCAGTAGATTCAAAACTTCGTACTGAAATCGCTGAAAACTTTATGGGTTCGCTTAAGAATCTATTCGTTGAAAGCTATATTGAAGTACCTGATGCAAAGGTTGATTTGTTCGATAATCTTGAAAAAGAAACTTCTCAAGTTAAAGAAAGCCTAGAAAAAGCAACTGCTGAAGTAACCGAACTTTCTGAAAAGGTCGAAGAACTTACTCGTGAAAAAATTATTTCTGAGCAAACTAAAGACCTTGCTGCTACACAAGTAGAAAAAATGAAATCTCTTACTGAAGAAGTTGAATTTGTATCTGAAGAGGCATTTGCTGAAAAAGTTGCAACAATCAAATCTTCTGTTTTCTCATCTTCAAAATCGAAAGAAATCATTGAAGATACAGAATCTGAAACTGAAATTATCGTAGAGGGTATGACCGATGTTAATGAACATTTGTCGAATGATATGAAAAAATATCTTTCTGCTCTCACAAGAATTAAAGAAAATGAACCTAACGGTAAATAATTTACCACACTTACAACAATATAAAATAGAAAGAAATTAAAAAAATGTTTAACGCAGAACAAGACATTAAAAAGTGGGCACCTGTGCTCGAGCACGCTGATGCCCCCGCAATTCAGGACAACTATCGTAAAGCTGTAACAGCTAAGCTTCTTGAAAATACTGAAACAGCTCTTAAGCAAGAGGCTAGTCAGTTTGGTTCTCTTAATGAAAACCATCAAACAACTAGTGCTGTACAAAACTTCGATCCTGTCCTTATCTCGCTTGTACGTCGTGCAATGCCTAATCTCATTGCTTATGATATCGCTGGTGTTCAGCCAATGAGCGGACCAACTGGTCTTATCTTCGCGATGAAGAGCCGTTACAATAACACATCATCTAGCCCAAGCGGTGACAAGATTGGTACTGATGATCTAGAAGCATTCAGACCTGATAATGGCGCTGGTGATACAGGCGAGCCTGATACAGCATTCTCTGGCACATCTGGTTCTTTGGCTGGTGTTGACGGTGAAGGCATGTCAAAGGAGGCTGGCGAAGCACTTAGCGGAGATAGTTTCGGTGACATGGGCTTCACTATCGAGAAGGCCGCTGTTGAAGCTAAGACTCGTGCGCTTAAAGCTGAATACACAATGGAGCTTGCTCAAGATCTTAAGGCTATCCACAATTTGGATGCTGAATCCGAGCTTGCTAACATTCTTTCGACAGAAATCCTTGCTGAAATCAATCGCGAAGTTATTCAAACTATCAATGCGGTTGCAAAGCCTGGTTTCCAGAACGATGCAGTATCTCCTATTAATAACGTTTTCGACCTTGCTACTGATGCCGATGGCCGTTGGGCAGTTGAAAAGTTCAAGAGCCTTATGTTCCAAATCGAGATCGAAGCGAATCAAATCGCTAAGGAAACTCGCCGTGGTAAAGGTAACTTCATCGTTTGCTCGAGCAATGTAGCTTCTGCTCTTGCTGCAGCCGGTGTTCTAGATTACTCCCCAGCTCTTGCTACTAACCTTAATGTCGATGATACCGGTAATACCTTCGCAGGTGTTCTCAATGGTCGTACTAAGGTTTATATCGACCCATACGCTGGTTCTGATTACGTAACTGTTGGATATCGTGGAACTAACCCATACGATGCTGGTATGTTCTACTGCCCATACGTACCACTCACTATGGTTCGTGCAGTTGACGAATTGACATTCCAACCGAAGATGGCATTCAAGACACGCTATGGTATGCAACAAAACCCATTTGTTGGTACTGCAGCCGGTGTTGGTGTCGTTAACGAAAATCCTTACTTCCGTACCTTCGGCGTTAGTAATATTAACGTCGCTGGCTAATTAAGTAAGTCATAACAATTCACTTAAGTGGAGGTCTTTCGGGGCCTCCACTTTTTTTGTATAAATATAAACATGACACAGCTAACAGACAACTTTAATATGCTCTCTCCGACTGGTTTTAGAGTAACTATTGAATCACCTAAGTTTTCGAATCTCGAATACTTTATTACAACAATCAATCTTCCTACAATCAATTTACCCGAGGTTTCATCTGGTTTTAAGAATTATCAAGGATTTGTTGCGGGAGATACTGTTACATATGATCCTCTTGATGTAACGTTTTTGATTGATGAAGATATGAAAAATTATACCGAGGTGTATAATTGGATAAAGTCAAATGCGAATGAGGCGATTCCACAGAAACATGATATTATTTTATCAATTATGAGTAGTCATAATAATCTTAATAAACAAATTAAGTTTACGAATGCACTACCAACTTCTTTAGTAGGGGTTGAATTTACAACACAAGCTACTGATATTGAATATTTGCAAAGTACTATAAGCTTTAGGTATGATTACTTCGAAATAATTAAATAAATCTACATTATAAATAATTTTATATTATGATACTTGATGACATATTGAAGATGTGGGGTGAGGACGTAAAAATTGATGATCTCAACCTCGATGAAGAAACAGTTAAATCCGCGAAGCTGCACTCAAAATATCTTGAGCTGTTTTCTTTAGCCAAATTACAGTTAAAGAAAAATGAGATGGAACTCGATAAGATGCGAAAGGATAAGTGGCTTTACTATAATGGTAAAATGACAAAAGAGCAGATTGATGAAAGATCTTGGAAATATGATCCATTTGATGGAATGACAAAGCCATTAAAATCTGATATGGATATGTACTATAAAACCGATGAAGACATTATACGTATTACCGGAAAGATCGAATATCAAAAAACAATAGTTGAAACTCTTGAAGAAATTATGAACAATCTTCGGTGGAGACATGGTCATATTAAGAATATTTTAGAGTTTAAGAAGTTTACATCTGGAGTCTAATGATTCGTATACGAAAGAAAAATGAAGCTCAATTAGTGGTTGAATCAGAAGATTCAGGCATCTTACGTGAAATGAGCGAGTATTTTACCTTCTTTGTAGATGGGTATAAATTTATTCCTGCATATCGTAATAAACTATGGGATGGAAAAATCCGACTTTATGATATGAGGACTAAACAAATTTCATTCGGTCTATTAGGTAAGATTGCTGAATTTGCTAAAGCTCGAGGTTACGAACTTAATATTGATTCTGATATAAAACCTACTTTATCTGCTACTGATGAAGAGCTTGACCAATTTGTTGCTAATCTTCCACTCTCTTCAAGAGGTGATGTAATTCATGCTCGTGATTATCAGATCGATGCATTTAAAAAGGCGGCTAAATCGCAAAGAGCAATACTCTTATCACCTACTGGATCGGGTAAATCTCTCATTATCTATATGTTATCTCGTTATTTTCTATCAAAGGATATGGATAGAAAGGTATTAATTGTTGTTCCTACTACATCTCTTGTTGAACAGATGACAAAGGATTTTGATGACTATTCAACGAATGACTCTGAGTTTGATATAGAAGAAGATGTGCATAAGATATACTCTGGAAAAGAGAAATATAATATTGATGCGAGTATTATTATTACAACATGGCAGAGTGCTATTAAACTTCCACTTGATTGGTTCATATCATACGGTATGATTGTTGGTGATGAAGCTCATACCTTTAAGGCAAAGAGTTTAACTACTATTATGAATCGTTTGAGTAAAGCGTATTTTAGAATTGGCACAACTGGAACTCTTGATGGTGGTAAGGTAAATGAATTGGTTTTAGAAGGTAGCTTTGGTCCTACATATAAAGTAACATCAACGAAAGAACTAATCGATTCTGAAACTCTTGCTGATTTAACTATTGAATCTTTAGTTCTTAAATATCCTGATGAGATTAAGAAGCTAATGGCTAAAGCAAAATATCAGGATGAGATTAACTTTATAGTATCATACGAGAATCGTAATAAGTTTATAACGAACCTTGCTTTAGACCAGAGCGGAAATACTCTTGTTCTCTATAATCTTGTAAACAAACACGGGAAAGTCTTATATAAGATGATTAAAGATAGAGCAAAAGATCGAAGTGTATTTTTCGTATCAGGAGAAGTGAATGCAGAAGAACGAGAGCGTATACGTGAATTGACTGAAAAGGAAACAGGAGCTATCATTGTTGCATCGGTTGGTACGTTCTCGACAGGAATTAATGTGAAAAATCTTCATAATATTATATTTGCTGCTCCTACAAAATCTCAAATTAGAGTACTTCAGTCAATTGGTCGTGGATTAAGAAAATCAGATTCTGGTCAAGGAACTATAGTATATGATTTAGCAGATGATCTTTGTTGGAAAAAGCATAAAAACTATACGCATAATCATGCTATAAATAGAATTAAGATATACGCCAAAGAAGGTTTTAACTATAACATACACGAGGTACCTATGCAATGATGAACGAATTTTACGAAGAACTATACTCAGAGAATTTAATGACATATAGATTGACCGATGGAAGCTATATTGTAGCCGAAGAATTAGACATCGATGAAGAAACCGGTGCAATTTACGTAGCTTCTCCGCTTGAGTTAGTACGAAATAAAGACGTTCGATTGATACCTTGGATTTTAGTTGAAGCAGATGAGCCAATCGAGCTTAATGCACATAATATTATATCTCGATCTAATACTTCAACCGTTATTACGAAATACTATTTAAAGTATGTGGCTTATGAGAAAATCATTAATGCTCTTAATAACATGAATATGGATCAAGATAATAATGATGCACTTGATAATCTAGATTCAACAGATGACTTCTTTGATAAGTTGAATAAACCGAGCGAATCTCGATGGAATTGGAAAGCGAACTGAGGTATTTGATGGTTGATTAAACCAATTATAACACTTTGTGTGAAATGTGTAAACCAATAAATTAGCTATTTACATATTAAAATAAATTCGGTATAATATACATTATGAAAAAGAAGAGAGTAAGACGTGCAAAAGAGCACTATGTAAATAATAAAGAATTTTCCCAAGCAGTAGTTGAATACGTACATAGTGTTAATGAAGCGAGGGCAAATAATGAAAAAGAACCAGTAATTACTGATTATATCGGTAAATGCTTTTTAAAGATCTGTGATGGTTTATCACATAAGCCAAACTTTATTGGCTATACTTATCGTGAAGAGATGGTAATGGATGCAGCTGAAAACTGCATTAAAGCTATTATGAATTATGATGTAGAAAAGGCAACACGAACAGGATTGCCAAATGCATTTGCATACTTTACACAGATATCATATTATGCTTTCCTTCGTCGAATCGCAAAGGAAAAGAAGCAACAGGATATTAAAGAAAGATATATCGCATATGCAGGTGCTGATGCCTTTGCTGACTTTGATACTGAAATGCCAAATCCTGATTCCCATAATATCATTGATCGTATTCGTGATAAAAGCCAATCAATTAAAGATAAAGATAATACGATTAAAGAATTTGATAAAGAAACTAAAAAGAAAGCAAAGAATAAGTCACCACGTGGCATTGAACTTTTCTTTTAGACATATATTATGAGTAAAATCGCTGTCTTAAATGATACCCATTTTGGGGTAAAGAATGGATCGTCTATTTTTATGGACTATGCATCGAAGTTTTTCGATGATGTATTTTTCCCGTACTGCATTGAAAATAACATTAAGCAGATTCTGCATCTTGGTGATTTCTTTGATCATCGTAAGTATGTTAATTATAAGGTATTAGAGCATGCATACGATAGCTTTATTTCTAAGTTGTATGAATATGATATGACTATGGATATTATTCCTGGGAATCATGACGTTTATTGGAAAAATACCAACTCTCTTAACTCTCTTCAACAAATCTTAACACAGTATAAAGATCGGATCAATATCCATCTAGATCCGATTGATAAAGAGTTTGATGGGTTAAGTATTGGATTCCTACCATGGATGACACAGGATAATAACGATCAATGTATGGAATTCATCGCTAAATCGAAGTCATCTATCCTTGTTTCGCATTTAGAGTTACAGGGTTTTGAAATGGGAAAAGGATTACCAGTTGCTTCACATGGTTTAAATGCAAGTCTGTTTTCTCGATATGAGATGGTATTATCTGGTCACTATCATACTAAGTCGACTCAAAAGAATATTCACTATCTTGGAACACAGATGGAATTGACATGGTCAGATGCCGGAGATCCAAAATACTTTCATACAATTGATACACAGACACGTGAACTAACACCTATACGAAATAAGCATTTACTTTTTCGTAGAATAAAATATAATGATACAGAAACAGAAACAATAACTAAAAATGATATTTATGGAACATACGTAAAAATAGTAGTTGTTTCGAAAAAAGACCTTTATGAATTTGATAAGTTTATTGATCGCATACAATCGTATGAACCGTTTGAAGTTAAGATCGTTGAGACCTTTGATGAATATGCAGGAGAAAATATTGATGACGACGATGTATCTACGGTCGACACGCCTACACTTCTTAATACTTACGTCGATTCTATAGAAACTGATTTAGAAACTAATAAACTTAAAGGCATGCTTCAAGAATTATATGTCGAAGCACAACAGATGGAATCTATATAATGCTAATATTCGAATCTATATCATATAAGAATTTTCTCTCAACAGGAGACACTCCTACAGTTATACCTTTAAATACTGATTCAGCGACTCTTGTAGTAGGATCTAATGGTACTGGTAAATCTACAATGCTTGATGCAATATCATACGCATTATTTGGTAAGCCTCATCGTAACATCAATCGTCCTCAGCTAATCAATAGTATTAATAACAAAAAATTATTAGTTGAAGTAAAGTTTTCGATTGGGCCAAATTCGTATCGAGTTATTCGAGGTATGAAGCCAAACATCTTTGAGATCTATCATAATAATAAGCTTCTTAATCAAGAATCTCATAGTCGTGATTATCAAAAGATTCTTGAAACAAATATACTTAAACTAAACCATAAATCCTTTCATCAGGTTGTGGTTCTTGGTTCAAGTAACTTTATTCCGTTTATGCAACTGCCTTCTCATCAACGTAGAAATGTGATTGAGGACTTATTAGATATTGGAATCTTTACTAAGATGAACTCTCTTGTAAAGGATCGGTATTCAAAGATAAAGAGCGATATAGTTGACACTGATCAACAGCTTAACATAATTAAAGAGCAGATTAGTCTTCAATCAAAGCATATCGAAGATCTAAAGAATATTGACATTCAGCAATCGACCAAAGCACTTAAACAGATTAAGTCGATGCAATCAGAAATTGATCTTCTTGAAAAACGAAATGCCGAGTTACAAACTAATTATGATAAAGTAGCTCCATCTCGCTTAAAAGAAAAGAATACAGCAATTGATAAACAATCTTCTCTTAATGAGTACAAGATTCAAATCAATACCAATATCAGAAAGGTTGTAAAAGAAGCAAAGTTCTTTGAAGATAACGATTGCTGTCCTACATGTGATCAGCTAATTAGTAATGATGTAAAGAAGACTAAGAAGCAAGAAGCTCAAGAAAAGGCACAACAATTAAATGATGGTTTAAAGTTGTTAGAAGAAGAGATCAAAGTAGCAAATGATAAGTTTGAAGCCACTAACGAAGCTTATAACAAAATTCAAGATATTCTATCTGATATTAGATCTAATCAAACCCTAATTGGTAATTTACATAAACAGATTACCGAGCTTCAAAAACAAAATAACACCACCGATAAATTAACAGATACATCAGAAGCAGAAGCTGATTTGGATAAGAGAAAGCTTCAATATGAGGAGACATTGGGTCATAAATCAGCGCAGTTAGAAACGCGTTCATATTATGATGCGATCGGTGAGTTGCTTAAAGATACTGGAATCAAGACAAAGATTATTCGTCAATATCTTCCAGTAATGAATAAGCTTATCAATAAATATCTCAATATTTTAGACTTCTTTGTTAAGTTCGATCTAGACGAGTCATTCAATGAAACGATTAGATCGCGTCATAGAGATGTATTTAGCTACTCATCCTTTTCAGAAGGTGAAAAATCGCGGATAGACTTGGCTTTACTCTTTGCATGGAGACAGATCGCTAAAATGAAGAACTCTGCTAATACCAATCTTCTCATTCTCGATGAAACATTTGATTCATCACTTGACGTAGATGGAGTAGATAACTTACTTAAGATTTTGTACAGCCTTAAAAAGGACACAAATGTCTTTATCATTTCTCATAAGAAAGATGTTCTTGATGGCAAATTCCCGAACAGAATAGAATTTGAAAAGGTTAACAACTTTAGTAGAATGAAGAAAGATGGAACAGCATAATAAAGACATAACAAATAACTTAATCGCGATTATCCGTTCTCGTTCTATAGATGATCCTATGCAAATTGATGATGAACTATTTAAACACCATATTGTGAATGGTTTGTTTCCTGAGTACAAGAGAACATACGGAAAGGAACTAAAATACGGACCGTATGAGGAAATCATTAAACAGATAGAAACCAATACGTAATTTTGTGATTTTGTCACAGTGTTGTGTCAAAATGGCACAAGTCTTTAATAGTCAAAGAGATACATTAGTGTACACCATTAATATATATGGTATAATAATAATGTATGGCTAATAGAAAAAGGAGAAGCGATCGAAACTATGTGCTTTACTGTGTTACAGGCGGAGATGAATCATACATTGGTTTGACTGTCGCCCGTGGAAGAGCCTTTAAAAAATCAGCTAAGCTTCGTTTAAAGCAGCATATCTCTCGTGCTAATAATGAGAATAAAGAATGGACAATGTGTAAGTTCCTTCGTGAAACAACTGAAACTGTCCGATGTGAGGTTTTAGAGGTTGTAAGAGGCCGAAAGGCTGCATACTTCCGCGAGCGTGAATTAATCGCTGAATTGTCTCCTACACTGAATGATTTTTAGCCACAATTTTTTAATTTTTCGACACTTTGATTTTAAAAGTGCATAACTTACTGACTATCAATAAAATAAAACCGGTGTACAAGTATCTGATCTGTGGTATAATAGATCTATAACAGTTAATTATGGAAAAAATTCTTGATCTCCAAAACCAATCTTCTCTGGCTAAGCTTTTAGCTACTGAGAACATTACAGTAACGCACAGCAAATCATTATCAACCGCATACTTTGATGTTAAGAATCGCGTGCTTGGTCTTCCAGTTTGGAAGGATCACGGCAAGCTTGTTTATGATATGCTTGTTGGCCACGAAGTTTCTCATGCGTTATATACACCGCATAAAGAGTTCTCTCAGTTTATTGAATCTGAAGGTCGTGCTCACTTTGATATCTTGAACATTGTTGAAGATATTCGCATTGAGCGGTTGATCAAAAAGAAGTATGCTGGTATGCCTCGCATTTTCAATGGTGCATATAAAGAGCTTGTAAAGGCCGACTTCTTCAGTATCGCAGACAAAAATCTAAGTGAATTGAATTTCCTTGATCGTCTTAACCTTCATGCTAAAGTCGGTCCTTATGCAAATATTCCTCTTTCTGATGAAGAGCTTAATATTTACAATAAGTGCATGGCTGCAGAAACCTTTGAAGATGTTATTGCTCTCTATCATGAGATAAAGGAGTATGCTGACAATGAAGCGAAAGAGAAAGAAGAGGCTGAGACTAACGAATCTAATGATGACACCAATAATGAAGAAGAAAATTCACAGTCTGAAAGTGATGACTCTTCAATGAACTCTGACGAAGTGAATGACGATGGTGAAGAATCATTCTCTAATACAACTGAAGATACTGAAGAAGAATCTAAAGAGACATCTGAAGGTATTGAATCAGAAGATGACGAATCAGATAAGGATGAAGATGACAATAGCGATATTGCACCAGCTGCAGGAGCAGATGATGAAGTTGAGCATATATCTGAAACACTTAGAGCATTTGATGAAAATGCAATTGATGACGATCCTGATACAAAAACAGCTATCGCATTATGGCCTACAAAGAAAACCATAGAAAACCACATTGTACCATATAAGACTGTTTTAAGCAAGCGTCCAGATGTTGTTAAGGTTCAGCACCGTGATTATTATAATGATATTGAAAATGCTGATCGCGTTGCACGCTCTGAGGCTAAGTATGTTGAGATGAAGAAGAACATCAATAAAAAGGTTGCTGTTCTAGTCCGTGAGTTTGAACGTCGTAAGGCAGCATATCAATACTCGCGCGCTCAAGAATCTCGCCGCGGATCATTAGATGTTAATAGTCTTCATAAGTATAAGTATGATGATCAAATCTTTCAAACCACAATGCGGTTAGCTGACTCTAAGAGTCACGGAATGATCTTCTTTATTGACTATTCAGGCTCTATGTCTAGAGTGATTAAAGACGTATTAGAACACACCCTTAATCTAATTCACTTTTGTAAGAAGGTTGGCATTCCGTTTGAAGTGTACTCTTTCACTAGCAATTGGCTCAACAATGCTAAAGGCTTATCTGATGAGCAAACTGACTATGAGTTTAATATGAGTAATCTCATAATCGCTCAGTTGTTTTCAAGCGATATGTCAAAGGCTGAATATGAAAAAGCCTTTAAGCAAGTAAGCTATCAAATCATGAGTG